TGCCCTGCATGCGGTTTTGGTGAGCAAAAGTGGAAGATGTTCTCCTCGCCAGCCGGTGAATGGAGTTGCCAGCCGTGCTCTACTGAGCACGTATTTGTTGCCCACTTTTGTGATCTGCACAAGCGCTCTTCTGCGATTGCACCGGCATGTGCAATAACGAGCGCAGTAGCCTCATGCTGGGGGCTAGGGGAGTTTTGGTGTGGAAACTTCCCACTGCTTAGCAGCCTAGATTTAGGAGCAATGTCGGACCTCTTGGACGGCATCGGCGGCTTTGCAGTAGCCACTGCGAGTTTTCATCCAGCCGGAATCCCTATTGGTGTCGGGATCCAGGTTGTCTCGTATGTGAGCATGGCGTACCGCGCAGTCCAGTGGGGCAGCGCAGGTGGCCAGAGTTTGTCTGAGTGGCTATACGGCGAAGGCGAGGCTCGTACGGTGTATCTTCCGCAGGGAATGACATCTACTGTCTTGTCATCAATGGCCGCTCGTCAGGGGCAGACAACTAATGCTACAACACAAGCAGTTACAGCTTGGTTGCGTCAGAGTGGGGAATATCTCAGCGATAAAGATGACCCTACGAACGCACATTTGGCTGTACTGACTGAGATTGGTCCTCTTGTTTTTAATCAGACGGAGAACAAGGTCATCACTCAGCTCGGCCTCATACCCTACTACAATAGGCAAGATGGCGAATGGCATGAGAAGTTGGCCAAGACCACAGTTGCTCTATGGAATGGAGATCTTGCACATCGTGCAGACTGGCGCCCATGCGCGACTCCATCAATCAAAGACGTCAGCAACGAGTTTGCAACCGAAGTCAAGGCGTTCTGCGAGGAGCACGGAGTAAACACACATAAGAAGATCATCAACTACAAGGCATTAGAATACTGGGGCTATCATAGGATGCTCTCAGAGAAGAGTAACAGCGACGCCAAATATGCTGTTTTACTCAAAGGTGGCACTTCAGGCATCAAAGTGCTCACCGCCTCGGAGCCAGGACTGAAGTCTATGTTTTACTCACCAAGTAACGGCGTAGTGAGTATCATGGACTGCGGCGACGAGAAAGGATTACTAGGCCGTGTTTTAGCACGAAAGATTGCACCAGGACCAGGTCAAATGATTGGGGCTGCGTTGACACTCGGCAACGTGTCCGCTGGCCTCCGACATCGCGCTGATGTCATTGCCAAGTCCACCAACAGCTTTTCATCTACAACACATGTGCATGGTCGACGTAATCCACAGTTTGCAAGGCAACATATTTACAGAATGAAGCGAAGCGTTGCCGACCTCGAGAAGATTTGGCTCACAGATGAGAATTGGGAGCAGATAGTGATGATGTTTCCGGAAGCAATTGATTTCCGTAGCAAGAAAATGACCGAACAACAGTTCTATGAGCTCATCACGAAGCTTGTGGACAAGTGTGTCGTTTATGCTGCAGATTCCGGACGCGACAGCGCTGCACAGCAAATTCTCAGCCTCGTGCTTAAAGAGGGCAAGCTGCAAATCAAGCCAGAGATGGGCTTGAGCAAGGCCACCGACAAAAACAAAGGCGCATTTTCTCCAACATGTAACTTATGCGGTGGTGATATAGTCAAGAGCAACGCTAAGGGTAAGCGTTGCCCGTGCGGCGGGGACAAGGCAAAGGCGAATGAGCTGCGTAAGGCGAGTGCAACGCCAGCAGAGAATCCGAAAGATGGTGAGGATGAGAATAAGCCGCGCCTTATATTCAACGTGGGATCGTTGGCCCAGTTGTTGAGTATAGTCCCAGTAGGCATCTTAGAGCTACTCTATTATTCGCGAGCGAGAACAGGAGAGCCGAGCGATGATGCCTTCGAGCAGAAGGACAAATTGAATGTGGAGGGGTATCACAACGATTGCCACATCAAGCATATGTCAAAAGCTCAAGCAGCACGACATTACATTCGACGTTGTCAGAACATGCCAGAAGCGGCATTTACTGAAGGAGACGGCAGTAGTTTTGATTGGACGATAGGCGCAGACATACTTTGTTTCGAAAATGGTCTTCTCAACTCTATAGCCGAATGGGCATGTGGCGGCGCATGGCATAATTTTATGCCACAAGCAGCATATGACGCGTTGAAGGTAGCTCATGGCGAGATGCGAGGTCAGGCATCAAGCGTCATAGAGGGCGGCACATCAGAGAAGCGGAACACTCAATGTACGGGACGTATGTTTATGCGTATCGAATATGACTTGTGCCGGAAGAGTGGCGATAGAGGAACAAGCGTCCTCAATCATTTGGTAAACTGGTTGTTATGGGGCACTCTACTTTGTGCCGACGCCGTTGACATGTTTCGAACAGAGACCCGCGACACTTGGATGCGCAGCGGTCTAACAGTGTCATACAGCGGCGCCGTTAACAAGTATGGTGGGCAGCCAGTGAAATCAGTGCTTAGCACTGCAGCAAAGAAACACATTGCTAGCATGTTAGTGAGTGCGATAAGGGATAATCCGCTCAATTGTCCGCAGACATGCAGACTCAGGAAAGCAATGGAACGCCACGACACATATGATCCAACGAAGCCTGACAGCTACACGTGGGTATTGCGAGACATGTTCGAAGCTGAGGATATCAGCCTGGAAATCCTACTTCGAGCTATATTTGAGGGTGATGATAGTCTACTTGGCCACAGTTTGCGTCTGAGGATTCTGACGCCAAACGGTCATACACACGCAGTACTTCCACGCGCTGTCTGCTCAGCCATAATCAAGGCCGCGGCTGAGGAATGGTTTGAAGTGGCGGGGTTGAATATGAAGATTATCCCAATCTATAGCAACCACCGCACGGTAGCGGCAGCTAAGAAGGCCGACAGTACGAGAAGGGACGCCGACCCTTCTGAAGTCGCGACCTTTGCGGGGCTTAATATGCTCGCGCACAGCACCGGACTGCATCAGGCAGCAATCCCTGAAACCATACGGGGTTTGAACGGTGTACAATGGACGACCTCAACTGCAATTCTGGAAACTGTGCCAGGAAGTGCAGCAGAGGCGACCATAGCCTACGGGGCAATTATGGCGCGAGTGGCGTCTTGTCCGGCAGTGGGTGTGGGTGTAGCGTTGCGTGCTTATTACACGGCGTGCGCTGAACCCTACGCGTTCGCAGGCGCGGATAAGTCCGATTTGAAGATAACTGACGAGATTCCTCGAAAGTTTGACATCAAGATCGGCACAACAGTGGATCTTACCGAATTCCTCCGACGCTCCGAGGAGGATTCGATAGCGTTTGATAACGCCGACGCTGTTGACAGGATCGTGCAATTAACTGCTGGGGCGTATAGCCCCGAAGAAATTGCCAAGTTATCCATAGCGAGCAATTTGACACGTACGTCAAATGTCATCCCTTTGTTACCACGCGCATGGGTGAGCGCGATGTGTAGCAGTGAGCTTGAGCTTATGTAGGAGGCAGCTCGCTTCCATATTTGTCCATTGCGACCGCAACACTTAATGTCTTGCGAGGGCATGTCTGACAAACATGCAGAATTCGTTTTATTTGTGTGTATGCACGTGGGAGGGGCAGGATTAGAGCGTCCTGTTGAGATGACCTTGTGATGAGGGTGTGCTATTTATACGGCATACTCAATTCACAGTAGCACATTCTAGTTGCTTAACTAGATATCCGACGAAGGCCACCAAAGTCGACTTAGTCGCATGATTCTCGCTAGCTGCCAATCACAGCGAGATAGTCGGAACAGTACATGGTGCTAGGGACGTAATACCACGCGTCTCGGTCTGCCTTATTACTTGGGGAAGGTGTGTTTGCTACACCTTTTGCAAGCCTGGTGGGGTACTGCCCTGAGGTGAGGGCCAGCTTTGTCGCCATTGCTACGTGGGACTAGAAAAGCGAACTAGTGTCTGTGGGACCGCCGATCAGCTTCCCAGCTGTGAGGATTAACGGAATTTGGTTACCTATCCAACCACCGAACCTGCTGTTTTTGTTATGCGGGTGGATTGCTCTGTGGGAATGGTAGGTGGTTGAATTATTCGACACTTGAAGGCAGCCGTTCAAATGGTTACGGGAGTAGCAACTCATAGTCGCTGCAGAATTGCACGGCACTCCGAATGGGATGAAGGAGATGGGTTAAAATACTAGGGGAATCGTGTTAGTACCCTTTTGCGATCATCGAGGGGATTTTGTCATCTTTGTTTCTACCCCGCTCCTCGTTGTGAACCGCTGGCAATTTTGTTTTAGCCAGCACACCGAGCAACCGGTTCTTTTTTGTCTAGCACTTTTCAAGAGCGCAGTGCTATTGTTTATTACGCAAGTGGACCTCCTGCACGCCTGTTTTACGAATTCAGCGAGCAACAAACGAATTCAGCTTTTGAAACCCTTGTACAGTATTCTCCAGTTCTTGCTTGATTGGATACTTGCCCAGCTGTCATCTAGCAATGGTGGCCAGTACAACTTATGTACCAAGTCTGGCGTATGGTGCTGCGTGTCGTACGGAACAGCAGATGTCTCGCCACACTTGGACCCTGGCGAATCTGAGCGTGAGTAGCACAATAGGGCTGGAACCTGCTTATTCGGCAGCTGACGGTCCTCCTAATGCTGCTCAGACCATCACCATGGACTCTTTGATCATATGGAGACCTACAGGTGATGGAGCCGGGAACATACATGTGATCAATTCACAGCCTGGTCTACCCGAGGCGCATACTTTAGGTTCCAGCTCCACGGCCGCAGGCTATTCTTCGTGGACCTCTAACACGTCAGAATACAATGTAGCACTTGATCCTGATATCCGTAACATCTATGACAAGATGTGCGTTAGAGATTTAGACGGGAAATGCATTTTGTCTATCAATATGGGAGGTGGATATGCTACACTTCGTGCGAAGCCATTACTCCACGCTCACTTTGGTATGACTATAGATGCTTTAATCTCTGAGCTGAAACTCGATATACACGACACTAAGTCATATAGAATCGGTTACGACAATAAGAAAGGTGCTCGTTATTGTTTTCATCCGTGGGTC